GTATAGAAGATATTAAATAATGAATAACGTTTCATACCGTTCTACGGGGGTGTTTAACGTGGGGTGTCGGTGTTTGTATATGTGATATCTTAAAATATTACTGGTAACTAGCTTACTAAGACACGACACTTACCTTAACAGTTGACTGGGAAAGTGTTACAGGAGGATTGTAATGTCCTGCTTAGATAAGTGTCTAGTTTATTATAGCATACACATACGTAAGTCTAGTAAAAAAGAAAAACTTTTTTATTGTGCGTTTGGGGGGGTGGTTTCGGGCAGGGGCGGACATATTACGTACGGTAAAAAAAATAATTCTTTTCTTTTCGTAAGTCCTCGGGTACTCGCCTTGTGGTAATCCCAGTCCTAGCCTTCTGCTAGTAGCGAGCTTTCGTCCGTCCGATAGCCTCTTTACCTGTAACTTATTAGTTCAAAAAGAATGTTTGTTAAAAGTATTTCTATACTAACATACAATTAGAAATAAAGGAGGAAATTATATATGAATTTAATGAACAACTTTCTGTGGGAGAGCAGGGTGAACGACTGGTCAAGCTATTCTACGAATCTAAACGCAAAGAAGAGAAAGCTATCTATATTGTTAGACAAGCAGAACCTTGGGAGCAACAACAAGGTGCAGACTTCTTTGTGGTCAATGACGAGCTAGGTACAAAATACTTTGAAGTAAAGACTGACACACAAGCCAAAGACACTGGCAATGTAGCGTTAGAAATACAGATAGTAGACAATGATGGATTCAAGTCTATTGGATGTGCAATGAAAACATTTCCTGACTATTTGTTTTACTGGATACACCCAACTACAGAGATACTGTACTATGACCCAAAGAAACTTAATCCTTGGATTGTAGATTGGATTGCTGACGGCAATCATAGAGTAGTGAAAGCAGAAAATAAAAATTTTTTTTCACGCTCTTTGCTAGTGCCTATTAGCGAACTGAAAGCAACAGGGGAAGTCCATACGTTAAACGTATCTCAAGAGTTATTAGAAGAAGTTATTTTTTCTTAATAATTTCTTTTAGATTAGTGTCAGAAAGACAAGGTAAACCATCACTATGATGCCTGAACTGTTCATTGCATGCTAAACATCTTTGATGTCTATTGTATGATTTGTCTGCTATTGCCATGAGGTAATCTAACCTTAATGCAATTTCTCTAGCCTTTTCGTTTATTTGTTTGTCTGTAACCTTCGCCATAGTTAGACTATATTATCATAATGATAAAAACATGCAAGGTTTGTGGTAAGTCACTTACTTTCAAACGTAGATGGAAACTATGTACTAATCTTGCATGCATTGAATATAATAAAAAAATACGGAGGTATGACGGTGTACGGCAAAATGAAAAAGCCCAAAGCGAAGAAGAGTAGGAAATCTCGCAAGTCTAAAAAAATGTATTAGTATAGATACATGACTATTAATAGCCAAGGACAACTTTCTAGTAACTTACCTAAGGCGTATCAACTATACCCTAAAGGTAGTCAAAAGTGTGCTAACTGTACACATTTTGTAGAAGGGTACTGTAACCTTTTTAAGGCATCAGTACAGTCCTTTGCTTGGTGTAAGAAGTGGAAAGGTGGTGCTGATGGCTCCTAAAAAGAAACCTAAAAGAAAACCTATAAATGCAAAGACTAAAGCTACGTTACAGAAAAAAGCTGCTAACTCAAAATATACGTATTCGCAGTTGGCTGCCGTCTACCGTAGAGGTCAAGGTGCTTATCTATCTTCAGGTAGTAAGTCTGCTAGTATGGCTGCTTGGGCTATGGGTAGGGTAAATAGTTTTATTAAAGGTGGACATTCTCAAGATAATGATTTGAAGAAGAAAGGTAAAAAACGTGCCTCCAAAAAGAAAAAGAAGTAGGCGTAAGGTTAAGTATGAGAAGGGTGTACCTTCTAAGTATTTACAGAATAAAAAAAATTCTAAGTCTTCTGTGGCACGTGAGATTCGAGCTACAGCTAAGGCTTATAAAGAAGGACGATACATAGATTTGAAAAAGGTACAAAAATCAAGAGCTGTTAGGAAGAAGAAATAATGTCACACGCTAATCGTAAAAAGGCTTTACTGAAAAAACATGGACTTAAAGGTGTTAACAAACCTAAACGTACACCTAAGCATCCTAAGAAGTCACATGTTGTTTTAGCTCAAGAAGGTCATAAACTTAAACTAATTAGATTTGGTCAACAAGGTGTATCAGGTGCAGGTAAGAATCCATCATCTGCTAAACAAAAAGCTAGGCGTAAATCTTTTAAAGCAAGGCATGCAAAAAATATTAAAAAGGGAAAGATGTCTGCAGCCTATTGGGCTGATAGAGTCAAATGGTAAATATAGTATGTGCAGTTCCTGACTGTGCAAATTTATTACCTAAGGGTCAGAGAAAATTTTGTTCAGACAAATGCAGACAACTTATAGACAAGAGGAAATGGCGTGCTAAACAAAATGGTGAAGTCTATATACTTCCTGAAAAGAAAACAAATATTAAAGCTAAAAAACCTAAAAAACAAACTCAGTCGGAAGATGGAAGAGCTAGTGCTAGACGTGGGAATATTTATGACAAGTTCGTACAAGATGGAATTATTCACGAAGTACTGCAAGACAGTATTACTAGAGAAGAAGCTGCTCAATTACTTAAAGTTAGTAAAGCACAAATCTCTAGGTTTATGGCTGCGTATCAAGAAGACGTTGAGTTAGAAAAAGCACAAGCTGACTGGGATGTACCTGAAGCTGCTATTGAATCATTAGAATCATTTAAACAATTTAGAAATAGATATTTTTTAACGGAGAAGGGTGTTCCATTTGAAACTGCACCATTTCACGAAAAGTGGATAAATGCATTAAACACAGCTATTGATGAAGGTGGACAACAAATGATATTGTCACCACCTCGTCATGGTAAAACAGAACTGCTTATACATTTTGCTATATGGCGTATTATGAAAAATCCTAATATAAGAATTATGTGGGTAGGTGGTAACGAAGACATAGCTAAGAACTCTGTGTCATCAGTTATTGATACATTAGAATCTAATCAAGGTTTAAAAGATGACTTCTGTGGACCAGGTGGTAGCTTTAAGCCTAGAACAAGAACAGGTAAGTCTTGGTCACAAAATGGATTTACTGTATCTACTAGGACAGTACATGGTATTAAATCACCAACAATGATTGGTATAGGTAAGGGTGGTAAGATACTTTCTCGTGACTGTGACTTAATTATTGCAGACGACATTGAAGACCACGCATCTACAGCACAACCACGTGCAAGACACAATACAAAGAACTGGTGGACTACAACCCTTGCATCACGTAAAGAGGAACACACAGCAATTATTGTTATTGGTTCAAGACAGCATCCTGATGACTTGTATAGTTCTTTAGTAGAATCAGAAGCATGGGAAACAATAGTAGAAGAAGCACATGATTCTAGTTGTACTATTCCTGAGCTAGAAGAAGAAGAACACTATGATTGTATGCTTTGGTCAGGATTTAGAACATACAAATGGTTAATGTCAAGAAAACGTGATGCTATGACTACAGGTGGTTTACAAAGATTTGAAATGGTTTATCAGAACAGACCAGGTGAAGGTGGTGCTGCTATTTTTGATTTAGAAGCTATTACTAACTGTATGCATAAAGATAAAGTAGTAGGAGAAATACCAAAGAACTCTTACTTAGTAGCAGGCTTAGACCCTGCAGCATCAGGTTATCAAGCAGCTTTCTTATGGGCAATACTTGATGATGGTGAAGATGAACTACTACAAATGGTAGATATACAAAACAATAAAGGTGGTGGTATTGAAGAAGCACTAAAAGTTATTAAAGACTGGCATCAACAATATCATTTGTATCACTGGGTTATAGAAGAAAACAACTTTCAAAAAGCAATACGACAAGACCCACGTATAAAAGAATATGCAAATAGAAATGGAATTATCTTAGAAGGTCACGAAACCTATAAAAATAAATGGGATAGTCATTTTGGAGTTACGACACTAGCACCTATGTTTCAAGACAAACTAATAATTTTACCATATGGCAATACAGAATCTATGGTTAAAGCAGAGATGTATAGAAAACAATTATCTTATTTCTCAGCAAAACGAAAAAATGTTTATAAATCTGATATAGTTATGGCTAGTTGGTTTCCGATTAAGGTTTTGCGTAAGTTGCAAAAAGCACACTACTCTGATATAGGAATTGACTACATACCTAGCTATGATGGGTTTGATATAGTAGAATGGAATGACGCTCCATGGAGATAAATGTTAGTTAAAGATATATTAGATAGAACTCGATTTTTAAAAGAGATGCATGATGAAGCACTGCCTGATAGAGCAAGGTTTCGTGCAATTATCAACGGTGGTGAAAACGGAATAAAAGCATTATTAGGTCAATCAATGACTAATGCAAATGCAGATAATTTACCTGCTCCTAACTTATTGCTTTCAGCTTTAGATAGACTTGCACAGAAAATAGGTAGAATACCTTCTTTAGATGTACATATCACAAACCCTAGAGATAGTGAAAGAAACAAAACTAAAAAAGATAAATTAGAACGTATTGTTACATCATATGACCAGTTTCAAAAACTAGATTTACAACTACCACAAGTAGCTAGATGGTTACCAGGATATGGTTTTGCCGTTTGGGTTATTACAAGTAAGACTGACCCACAGGGCAATGTATATCCAGTAGCAGAACTACGTGACCCATACATGACATTTCCAGGTTATCAAGGTGCTAATCAGATGGCAGAGGAGTTAGTAACTATTAGAACTATTCCTGCTGATGTATTAGTAAGAATGTATCCTGAACTTAAAAGCTATTTTTCTGAAAAAGGTGAAGAAGTACAAGAACCGTATGGTTTTACAACAGGTATATATACAAACTATGGTCAAGAAGGTTCATGGGAAAATTCTAATGACAATGGCGAAACTGTTGTTGAATACATAAATCCTGAAGGAACATACATTGTACACGTTGCATCTAATAAAATTGTAGATTTTGTACCGAACCCATTACAATCAGGTCCATCTTTTGTATGTGCTAAGAGATATTCTTTTGACCAAATACAAGGACAGTTTGACCAAGTTATAGGTTTAATGTCTGCAATGGCAAAGATTAACGTTATGTCAGTAATTGCAATGGAAGATGCAGTATTTACAGAAACTAACATAGTTGGTGAAATTGAATCAGGACAGTACAGAAAAGGTAGAAATGCAATAAATTACCTTACTCCTGGTTCTCAAGTAATTAAACCAGTCAATAACTTGCCGTATCAGTTGTTTGAATCAGTATCAAGAATAGAAAGACATCTTAGAACTGTTGCAGGTTATCCAGTTAGTGATGATGCTATTTCACCTAATAGCTTTGTTACAGGTAGAGGACTAGAAGAATTACAAGCAGGTATTGGTGCTATGGTAAACGAATACCATATGGTTTTACAGAATGCTATTCAAGAGTTAGATTACAAAAGATTAGAGTTTGATGAACTATCTTTAAATAAACGTAAACCATTGGTAGGAACACTACGTGGTTCAGCATTTGCTGAAAACTATACACCTAGTAAAGATATTGCAGGTAACTACCTAACTAGACGTAAATATGGAGCTATGGCTACATTTGATGAGGCTAGCAAAGTTGTTACAGGTCTACAGTTGCTACAAGCAGGTATTATAGATAAACAAACTATGCAACGTGAAATGGATGGTTTAGAAGATTTACAAGCTATTAATGAACGTATTACTAAAGATAAAGCAGAAAGTGTTATGTTTGATTCATTGTTAGCACAAGCTAGTCAAGGCGAAAGTAAAGCTCAGATGGCTTTAGTAGATATTTATAATAAACCAAATTCAATGGGTACAATACTTAAAAAGTTTTTTACAGCCGAAGAACCTGAAATGAGTCCACAAGAACAAGCTATGGCTCAAATGGCAGGTGCAGGTGGACCACCACCACAACCAGGTGGAGGACAACCACCAAGCCCTGAAGAAGTATTAGGATTAATTAATCAAGGGGCATTACAACAAGCACCATTAGGAGGTCAATAATGCCTGAGCCATTAGACTTTGAAAGAACCAATAGAAGATTTCACGAAATTGTAATGAATGAAGAATGGGAAGTAAATAAACTAGATGTTGCTGAACTGTACTTAAATGACCAGTTAGCAGAATATCAAAGAGAAGACTATGACAACGAATGGAGTAACATGGATGGACTTACAATTATTTATGTTCCAGGTTATGGAAAATTACAAATGGTATGGATAGAAGATGACAAGAGGTAATAAAAAGGCATTTGCTATAGATGCACAAAGAGGTGAAGGTTCTGCTGAAAGAGAAAGATTACTTAGAGCACAACCTTTAGAAGCAGAGACAATGCCAGTAGCAGAACCTGCTGCTGTAATAGAACCTGTTAACGAACAACCACCACAAATGAGTCCATTAGCAGGAAATGTATTTAGAGGAACGGATAGACCTAATATTGAAATTAAAGATACATTACCAACAGTACCAGGATTTGAAGTAGAAAAACCTGAGGGTATTGACAGGACTAATGCTCTATTAGCTGCAATAAATGATTTACTGGGAGGTAGCGAAGAAGCAACGGCAATGATGAGGTAATATGGGAATATTTGGATTTGAGCCAGTTGATTTAGAGCTAAACAGTTATAACAATCGTCAAGCAAGAGATAAACAATACAAAGCTATAAGAGAAACTTTATCTTCACAAAAAGATTTAGGAGAAAACTTTGAAGCCATAACTAATAAGTATGGCAATCAATTATCACGTGACGTATTATTAGGTACGTCATTAATGGGATTTACTGATGACAACCCTGAGTTACTTTCACTTGTAAGGCGACAAATGGAGATGGATGCAGAACAGTCTGAAAGCCTTTTAAAAAAAGCAGGAAACTTTGGTAAAGGACTTGTTCGTTCTGCATTTGTAGGTATGGATTCTTTAGCAGAGAGTTTAGTTAAAAGACCATTTCAAGCAGGAGTTAAAACATTAACAGAAGCAGGTAAAAGTCCTTTTGCTGCTTATGCTGCTATGTTTGGTGGTTTGTTTTTCGGAGTGGGTGACGACCTTATGTTTCATTCTGTAGGATTAGGTAAACAATATAGACAAAATATAAAAGAACTAGGTCCTACACAAGCAGGTATGGCAATAAGACAACTTGTAAATGGTGAAAAAGTAAATTTAGGAGAAGGATTTTTTGGTAATTCTACATTAGCTAGGGATACTGATATTTATAAAGAAATAGCATCTACAATACAAGACCCTTCACAATTAGAACAAATAGAAAAAGTAATACAAGAACAATTAGGTAAACCTATTACACAAATAGAAAGAGATAGAGTAGAAAATAATTTGTACAAAGGTGTAGTAGTTAGTCCAGGTAGAGTAGCTGCTGTAAACATTGCAACACCAGGAACTGATAGATATAAATTTATTTCAGGATTAATTGATGGTGTAGTTACATTAGGTCTTGACCCTACGAACTTAGCAGGTGCTTGGGTAAATAAAGCTACTAAAGCAGGAAAAACATTTTACACAGCAACAAAAAATCCTGGTATGGCAAAAGCTAGAAGAGTACTTAGTTCAGACACATATCAAAAGGTATATGTTAAAGACCCAAATAATCCTGGAAAAGAGTTAATTAGATATGTAGATGTTGGAGATTTGTATTTAACACAAAAACAATACACTTTTGATGAGTTAAACATGCTTGCTAAAGAAAGAGGTATGAAAGGTGCTCAGTATTTAAAAGATAAAGATGGTAAATTAGTTAGAGGTC